TACTAGAGCTAGTATAACCACAATAAGAAACCTTCTATTCCAAGCTGCCATGGATGACTCTTTATTAGATTGGTCTCTTGCTTTATCTATTTCTACAGACTTAGCAGCCATGGCTTGAAGCATAAGCTTCTGTTCATCATGAGCCTGCTTAGATTTAATTGCAGTTAGCTTAGCAAAGAAGCCAAGAGCTATTGGTATTAAGTGTGTTAGTAAATTTATCATGCTAGATCCTCATTATTAACTTCTCTTTGTACTTGTTTATGTCCTGTTTTATTCTTTGTATTATAGTCATTATACTTATATAAATAACCACCTGGTTTATCTCCTTTTACTTTATCATACTCAACATGCTCTCTCCATTTTATACTACCATGTTCTTTTACATATCCTTTAATCGTTCCTATTCCTCTACTATATGATGCTATAGCTAAAGCAGGATAATCAAGTAGTCCAGGATTAGCCTTCTCTTTAAGAGCATAATACTTTCTAAAATGTTTTTCTAAAGCCACTATATAATTTTTAGCAAACTCTCTATGTTCTGCTACACTTGCATTCATAGGATCTTCTATTGTAGTTGCTCCAAAAGATTCCAAACCTGAACCAGGCTCTCTAAATGTAGAAGCTTTAATTTGATATTCACCAAAAGCAGGGTCATTATTTTTAGTACCAGGTCTTAAATAATAACTACCATCCTTTTTATAAATACTTTTATCTTTACCTCTACTTGACTCATTCATATGAATAGCATCCATGTTTAACCAATTAGGAGTGTCATCTGCTTTAAATGTAGGGTTAAATAAGTACTTAAATGGATCGTGTTTAGACTGATCAACACCTTCAGGAGGAAGTCCAGCTATCTTATTATTTATTTTATTTTGAGCAAAAATCTCAAGATTAATAGTAGTATCCTCTTGTTCTACAGGTTGGTCTCTAGTTAGCATGTTTTCTATAAAACCTTTATCTTCTGCCATCCTACTGTTTCCTCATTTGAGGATAATATGTATTTAAAAACATATTCCAAGACTCTGGATTTATTTCTCCAAATTCACCTTTAGACCATTGATCTAATTTATATTGTATATTAATATAATTTAAAACTCTATTAGTATTATTTATAGATTTATTTGCATCACTTTTTAAATTCTCAGGGATCTCTTCCCTATTTGTTATAGTAGCACTTAACTTACCAGGCTCTTTATCATCAAAAGTAAATAGTGTAGAAGACTTAGCCTCTCCAATTTTAATAACATTGTCTCTAACTGCATCAGAAGATCTAATAATCATATTAGATACTGATAAACCTAGCTCTCCATCATTATTAAGGTCTTTAGATATTTTAGACATTAACTCTTCATTATCAGGATTTAAAACAAAACCTGATACTTCTTCTAGACTTGTTAATGAAGCAGTATTTGTAAGTTCAGTATTGTTTGGACTATTCCATCTGTTACCATTTTTTATTATCCAATCTTTTGTAGACTGTCTAGCTGCTATTTTTTCTGTTGAGTTATTTGTATTATTATATGTATCAATTGATCCAGAAATCATATCTTTCCATAGTTTTACGCCCAGTTTTCCTTTACCATAAAACATATCTGCTGATTCATACTCTCTATCAAAAGCTTTACGTGATAAACCTTCAGTTAGTACATTTGCATGAAATTTTAAAGACTCAAGAAGCTTTGTTCTTGCAAGATTATCTCCTGCTGGTAGTACATTTAAGGCTTGAGTTATTGTTTGCATTATTTTTATATTATTTGGAGAAGTATATTGAAGACTCTTATAGTCATCTATGGCTTTTGCAGCTAAGAAATGATATTCAAGAGCTTCTTTCGCATCTTTACCAATCTTCCAGTCTTTAGTCCTAGTTTTAAATGCCTCTATCTGCTTTTCAAATACTGCAAACTTAGCCTTAATATCTGGATCTGACATATACCTACCAAACCCTGCTTTAGGATCTAATAATTCATACATCTGTTGATCAATATAAGTTCCTAATTGATTTATTAGCTTAGGTATATTCTTAGGGTCATCTGCATCTGGACTCTCAAAAAGTTCTAATGAATAGGTTCTAATATCTTGAGCAGTTTCTTGAAAGAGTTCTGTATCCCAGCCCTTATTTTTTATAGTCCAAATTTCAGCTTTTAGGTCTTCCACCCTTGATTCGTTTAAAGATTGTATTTTTTTTGCTTTTGAAAATTTTATTTCCTTTGGCTCTGCTTCGTCAGCTGTTGCTACATAGTCAATTAGTCCATCCTCACCTATTATCAAGTCAGTACCAAACTTTTTCCTTAATTCCATCGCATATTTCTGATAGTCTTTAACTATAGCAGCTTGATTTGATGCTTGGTCTCTAGCAAAAGCAGTATCTGCTGCATATATAGTACTAAGACCAGCATTAGCTAGTAGTTGTTTTGAGTACCTAGTAATAACATCAACTCTACCTGGGTTATTTTTAATTGCCTCTTGAAGAATTCGTTTAATTCTCATTTCACTTTGGAAAACAGTTATTCTGCCCTGTTTAAAACCATTAGTAATTACTTTAGCATCAGCATCAAGTTTAGTAAGAACACCATTTATTTTTGTATCATTCTCTTCTTTGTTCTTATCTTGTACAAAGGGTAAACTATTCCAAGAAGGACTCTGATTCTTATAAGCATCTATCTCACCTAAGATTTCTTGACCTACTTCTTGTTTAACAGTATAGTCTTTATATCCATCATAAGCAGTAACACCTACTTGCGTTAATTTAGCTAGAGTAGTTAAGTTAGCCTGAGCCTTCTCTCCTTCACTAGTATCTATTACAGGTTTATCTACAGCAGGATTATACTGCCCTACCTGTTCTAAAGATGTTGTATATGTATTATTGTCTTGAGCCATAAGTTTTCCTATTTATTAATCTAAAAGTGATCCATCAAATATTGTTGTATAATCTGTGTCAGGTGCATACTTTTTAAAGTATTTTATTTTCTCTTCTGCTACGTTCTCTGCTTCTGTATAGCCTAATTTTATAATTAGATCCATTAACTGAGCTTGTCCAGTAGTTAACTTTTTCTTTTCAAGAGCTAATATTTTTCTCTCTACTATTTTGTATTCTTCTTCAGTCCATTCTTGAGAAGTAGCAAAACCTTCCATCATCCAAGGTAGGTTCTCTTGTAACTCAGATATAACTTCAGGAAGAGATACATCTCCACTATGATACCTATCTACCCATCGTTGATAATGTTGATGTATTAATTTAGCATCCTCATTTAACATATCTTGTCTATTTAAATTAGAAAAGAGTGTTTCATAGTATTCTTTTGATAAAGAGTCTCCCCATCCAAGCATGATTTGAATTACATCTCCATCATTAACTTTATATTGACGTTGTCCATGTTTATTTCTAATCCAATTATCATTTTGATGAATTAAGATTGCTTTTTGAATATCCTCTACTACTTTATAATTACTCAAAACAGCTATAAAAGTATCAAATATCTTTTGACCTGTACTAACGGAACCCTTAACACCATCTGGAACTTCCCAAATTTGTTTAGCTTCCCTATATCTATCAGCAATTTTACCTGGAACACTAAGAGAGGCTATACTTGGTTCAGTAGCTCCTTTCTGATCAAAGAGTTTAAATAACTCTTTAGTTGTTTCCCAAAGTCCTATATCTTTTTGATTACCCATACCTGCAGCAATTTGATTTCCATGAGGAGGCTCAACACCTGCTATTTTAAATGCTGATCTCCACAACCAGTCAGCTATAAATCCATCCATGTTTCTAAGCCAGCTTTCTTGAGATTTTTTATTAGCAAGAGTAGCAGGATTCTTAACACCAGCTTCAGTTAGTTTCTCTCTGTCATCTTGTTCCAGCTTTTCTGCTAGTAAAGTTGTAAGAACATAAGCATAGAAACCCCAAATAGGTATATTATTAGTTCCCCACATCGCTCCTTTAGCTGTAAATAGTTTAGCTCTCTGTAAATCAGTTAAACCAAAACCATCTTTATGTAATATTGCTACTGTAACCTTATGATTATATTGTATAAAAGTTAATAGTTGTCCAAGTGCATTATGACTCCAAGGCATTGCTCCCTCTTTAGTCATACTACCTTTAAAGTTATAAGCATTTGTAGCTACTTCAGCTCTATTCTTAGGTTCCCACCAATTTTTTCCAGGATTATTTTCTTTAAAAGCTCTTACACCAAATAGTACACTACCTATAGAAGTACCTGATTCTGACTGATGGAATCCTGCAAGTCTACCTAGGTTTCCTGGTGCTCCTATAATATTCTTACCAACAGCACTTGCTTTATCATATTTACCTGGACTAAGTTGAGGTTCTGCCTTACTTATTATTTCTGAAATTATTTGATTTTGAGATACCTGAGATAGTGTTCTTTTAACCTCTTTTATTATATGAGGAATTTCTATATCAGTCCAACCTGTTGCTTTTAATCCTGCAATAATAGTACTTTCTAACTTACCACCCTTAAAACTAGGATGATCAAGCAGAGCTACACCCCTTAATAATACTATATCAGATACAAATTTAGCTGCAGTTGTAGGAGACATTGCCATAGCTTCAATAGCAGGAGAGAACTGTAAGAGAAGCTGCTTAATAGGAGAACCTGCAATCACAAAACTAGAAATAGCTCTTTGGAACATTGTTGCAGAGTCAGCTGCAGTATTACCTTCCCTTCTTAAAGCTGCAGATACTTCTGCTAGTGCTTTTGGAGAGGTACTGACACCCTCAACTATATCAGCTAAGTAATGGAAAAATCTTTGTTTAACTACATCAGAGAAACCTACCTCTACTTCACCTAATCTACGAGCATAAGTTTCAAATTGATTTTTTGCTGTATCTAGTTTATTTAATTGTTCTTTAGATAGACTGTTTTTATCTAGAGTTCTTCCAATATCTGATACTTGTTTTGGATACTTCCCACTATTGTCTAAAAAATCTTTAAATTCTACTACAAACCTTTTCTTAAATAACTCAAATCCTGCATAGAATAAATTCTGTTTCATTCCATTTTTTGCTAATCTATTCATAGCTGTAAGAACATCTTCTCGTTGTCCACCACCTACCATATTTGTTTGTGTTTGTCTAGCATTAGCTAACTCTGATTCATATAGTATTGATCCAGCTTCATGATACATCATCATTTCTTTTGGATCACTTTCTTTAGCTTGTCTTACAACTAAAATAAAATCATCAAATTGCCCTGAAGCTTGTAACTTACGTGCTATACGTTGAGCTTGTAACTTTGTATTAGCTCTTGCAATAGCTTGTTTGTACTTTTGCATTACTGAAAGAGTTCTAGCTTGCTCTTCTGTAACAGGTTCAGATCGTTTAGTAATCTCATTATATTTACCACCTACAGGATCTCCCCTTTTAGTGTAGAATTTAATTCTCCAATCAAAAATAACAGTACCATTTTCAGTAACTTTTAAAGGAAGCATATCTACAAAGGACATACTAGAATCTATTTGAGGCATATAGCCTTTAACAAAAGGAACTATATCTCCTCCTAGTGGACCAAGTCCAGCTATTGTTGGATCAATTAATGCATATCCATAATGATCTAATCCAGGCACATCAGGAAAACTTTCTTCAATCCCTTCTTTTGTTTCTCTATTCTTTTTATAAAAGTTTTGAGGTTCGAAACGTTCTTTAGTTGCTATGTCATGTACATCTGCTAATGAAGAGGACGCTCCAGAAATCGGTTTGCTTAACCTAACTAAAATCCTACCTTCTGTATCTAAAATTTGACCTTTATTATTTGCAAGGGATAGTTCTTTACTAAAAACAAAGTCAGTTACTTTACCAGTATCTAATAGTATAACTTTAGTTATATTTGCTGTAATCCAAGGAATATCTATTTCTGTTAGTTCTATTATTTCTTTACCACTCTCTTGTATTCTAGCAATTTCTACTTTAACAGAATTATTTTTTGTTGAAACAACTTTATCAGTAACAGCTCCTAAAAATTTACCAGATATATTTTCATAAACTCCTTTATTATATCCTAAATCAGATAATCTTTGGACTTCATAAACATTTTTTATTTTATTTTCTAGCTTAGAAATTTGCTCATAAGCATTAGCAGCTCTTCTAAGATCTGGTATATCTTTTATGGATTTTATTTTAGTTATATCTTGTATTTTAACATAGTTTACAGTAGGACCAAACATATTAAATAAATCAAAATCTGTATACTCATTTATAGAACGACCAGTTCTTTTCATATCTCTTAATAGATAGTCTAAAGCTACTTTGTTTTTATACGTAGATACATGATGAACTAATTCATTAGCCAGCCTTTTACTTAGATAAGAGTTTTCTAAAGCAGAATTTATAATTTCATATGTAACCCAACGAGACTCTCTTTGATTATTAAGTATCCAAGAAAATATATCCCAGTTACCAAGTCTTTTATTACCACTATATTTTATAGTATATCCAGGGATTATATTCAACCCAAGTATATTTCCAGCTATTGGAGTAAAAGCATTAGTAATTACGTCATAGTCAGTTTCAACTTCTAGTCTTACTTCAAACATATCAGTAGACTTTTTAGTAAACTGTTCTTTAAATTCTTTTAAAGCTATATTATTTATTCTATTTTCATAATCAGCTCTTGACTCTATCTTTGGATTTATTGGATTATATGCATGAGCAATTTCATGTTTTAAAACAAAGTCTACCCATTCACCTGGTGATTTAAATATATCAGGAAGTGGATTAACACCTGCTACTTTAGGACTTAACCAAGGTTTTTTAGGAAACTGTTTTGATATATAATCTACATCAATTTTAATCTCTAGAGGAGCTCCTTTAGCAGTTCTTCTAAGAAGTGCTGGAACATATTGTTTCATTACAGAACCATCAGGCAAAGTAACATCTACCATTTTACCAGTAAGACCTTTTTTAATAGGTATATCAATAACTTTTTCAGGAACTAGTGTTGTTTTTTTACCTACAGTTTGATTATAAGCTGGTATAGTTATAGATACTGTTGAACCTGGACCTGCTTCTATTAATTGTTGAGCATTAAAATACTTTCTTTGTTTAAGAAAAGATTCTGTAGTAACATATGTTTCACCAGTTTTTAAATCTCTTATAACTATACTAGAAGAAACAAAAGGTTTTATCTCATAACCCTTTTCTTTAACCCATTTACCCTTAATAGTTTTCCTTCCTTTACCATCTATAACTTTTCTAGCAACTGTTTTACTGCCACCTTCTTCTTTATTTATTGACATTATATTATTTAAATTAGGATCTTTTTCTAATTTATTATATATCTCAACTACTTGACTTTTATCAATAATAGGATTTCCGGTACGATCAGCTCGATAACTTATACTTGCACCAGTACTATTCGTAAGAGCTCTAACAGTAGAATTAGACCAAGATACATTATCTAAATGATTACCTACAATTGTATTAAGTTCTTCTCTTACTTTAGTAGCAAATGTAAGTGTATAAGCTTGCGTAGGAGTCAAAGTTTCTATTAGATTATTATAAATTTCTGAAACAGATATATTTTCATATGCTATACCACCTCCATCTAACATATGTCCTATATCAGGGTTGTTACCACCTAAAGGAAGACGGGTTGTTCCATAGCCTATCTCTCCCCATGAATTCCAAAGATTTACTTTATCTACACCTAGAGCTTTTGTAACTAAACTTCCTTCAGGACTCTCTAGAACTTCTTTCGATAAGATTGCAGCTACTTCAGTATTTGCATTTGCAGTAGCTCTCATAGGAGAGTCTGGATTTATATCAGATTTTGGAGAACCATAGTTGGGGGCTTGGTCTGTACCTGTTGTATACTTATCTCTCCAACCTGGATTTCTAAAGTCAGCATCAGCGGCTTTAAAATCAAAGTCTTGTTTTTTTGTTATTAATTCTGTAGGTTTTTCTTTAGGAGTAAAAACACGTTTAGTTCCTCTCAATATACCCTTAATAGGAGTAAATATTAGAGCTGTCTCTAATAAAGCTCTTGAAACTGCAGGAGAAGCTCCTGTCTTTTCACCTATTTGTTCAGTTAGATAATGGAAACCATTTCCTAAACTTTCTAAGGCTACACCAGTAACAGTACTACGAGAGTCTTCTGGAGTAATATTAAGAACTTCCCTTGCATTATCTATTATTTCTTGTATAATATGAGCGTTATAGTTTTGTCCTTCTTTATAACCAGGAAAGATACCAAAAAGTCTATCATCAGAAGGTTCTCCAGTAAATAAATATCTATCAGAGTCTTCTTGATTTTCTTTAAGAGTTTTATTAAACCGTTTCAAAAATCCATCAAATGGTTGAGATATATCTTCTTTTAATGCTTCTTCTGTTAAATCTCCTGGAGCCTCAACATTAATTAGAAATCCAGTTGAATCATTTTTTAGTTTCTGGAGTAGTGCTGCCTCACCTGTAAGGACAGCTGCTATATTATTATTAGATAATAGTACAGTAAACTCTTCTCTAGATAAATTCTTTAGGTCTTCAACAGAGCCAACTAGATTATCATCAATAGCATGTACAAACTTTTCTCCTAAGTATCCATTTTTAATTAGATCCTGGAAAGTAGGATAGATTACTTGTAGTTCTCCTACTGCTCCTGTTGAACTAATCTTATTGTTAATACCAAAAGTAGTCTCTGCAGAATAGATTGGTTTTAAAGCTAGTAAAAGATGCTTTGTATAAATTCCATTTTCAATTTGTAATGTTTTTAATTCTTTACTAAATACATCTGTACCTAAGTTTTTAACTATCTCTGTAAGAGTAGTCCAGTTTTCTACATAAGCAGGATTATATGAACTAGTTGCTGGATTAAGTCTATCCTCTGCTAGTTTAGCTTGAGTTAACCATGAGTCTTTATTTGGACCACTCTCTGTATTAAAAACTTTTTGTAAATATTCAATATTAACTTTAGAGTCTTTTTTAGTACTCTTGTCTAGGATGTCCATACCTATAGCTACATCCATATTATTTTCAATAATTGACTGAATATTTTTAGGAAGAGCCTTAAATATCTCTTTATTCTGTTCTTTTATTTTTTTAGTAGTTTTTTCCCAAGCTCTACTTGTTCCAATCTTTATTTCATTAATATAAGTTTCTACAGCTGAAGTACTCATATAATCAACAAAACCTATAACAGTCTTAATAACATTATAACCAAATTCAACTGTACTGAGTGCATCTGCTGGAAGGTTCTTAAGGGGATAAAAATCTTTAGATATGCTTGGATCTTCCATTTGAGATTCATATATAGTACCATCAAATTTAGCTTCTATTGAAGGTACTAAAGTTACTAGATCTTTAGTTTGTTCTATTAAGTCTGCAGGAGGTATCTCTTTTATTATAGTTTCAATTTGTTTAAGAACCTTTTTTTTAACTTCTTTTTTCTTCTCTACTTTAGGAAGATTTTCATTTAATAATATACTTTCTATTTCAGCATCTAAGAGATTTATTTTTTCTTCTTTTACTTCTTTGTTAGTTATAGCATTTGATTCATCTAAAGCTTCTATACTAGCTTCTTGTTGTAAAACCTTCTCATTATTTTTTTCATCAGCAAGGTATTTAATACTAGATTGATATCTATCTTTTAGTTTTGAAGATATAAATCCACCTGTAGCATATAACTCAAGGGCATTCTTTTTATCTTGCCTACTTATACCTGGATCATCAATAATATTATTTACAATAAACTTATTCTGAGTATTCTGGTCATTCTCATATGATTTAATAGCTAAATCACGTAACTCAGAGAACCCTTGATTTGTTAATTCAGTTTTAGTTTTACTATAAACTTGTTCAAGGTTACCATCTTCTCCTGTATCAGTAGCTGCAGCTGTATAGAATGCTTCCTTAGATGCATCATCATCTGAAAATACTTCCTTAGGTAGATAAATCTCTGGTAATTCTAATTGTTCTTGAAATATAAGAGCCATATATGTCCTAAGCGATTGGAGTTAATTGTCTAGCATAGAGACCATTATCTCCTCCAGATATTGTTTTAAAGATATTCATTCCCGCAGTAGTAACATTAGACCATCCTGATGCAAAGCCTTGCGCAGTTGCTCCAGCTGATTTAGCATCACCAAAGATTCGACTTTGTGTTGATAAATCTGCAGCATAACCTTTTTGTACATTTAAGTTTCCAATTACATTAGCATAATCAGTACTTAAGGCTCCTTGTCCTAAAACATAACCTGATGTACCTGAAGGGTCAAAGCCTACATTTTTTACTGCATTTCTAGCTTGAAGAATTCTTCTTTGTTCTGAATTTGCAATAGCTACCCTCCTTACATTTGTTTCTGATTTTCGTTGTTGAATTCTATTTTCTTCTCTTTGTGCATCAGCAGCAATTTGATTATAACTAGCTGCTTCTGTTGCATATTTATTCTGTGCAACTGCTCCACCAGCTTGTAGTAAAAGACTAGCAGAGGTCAGGGGATTAGATTTAGCATAATTAAAGGCAGCTGAAGCTGCGTTTTTAGCAAAGGTAGTTCCCATTCCCAGGAAACCTGAGGGAACACCTACACCACCTGCTGTAGATAGTAATGTTGGAAAGCTACTAGAAGCAGCAACTCCACCTGTTCCCATCATACTCATAGCATACTTACCTCCATAGTAAGTTGCTGCAGCTATAATTGCAACTTTTGCTATTTTTTTTACTGTGCTTCCCATACTATAACTCCTTTTTTGTTAAAATTTGTTCAATACCATCTGATGTTGTTATCATATGTCCTGTAGGATTAAGCCCAAACATACGATTAAATTTAATAGCCTTTTCATTATCACATAATCCATAAAATTCTTTAATACCTATTTTCTTAATTGCAGGAAGAATTATATTCTCCCATATTTTTTTGTATCTTTTATATGTAGATACCTTCCAATCTTCCATTTCCATATGCATAATATAGATATGATAGTCTTCATCATAAGACATACCAACAAAGGTTTTAGTTTTTTCTTTATAGAGTATTTCCAATTAAGCCTTTGTTAATGCTGTAGCTTGAACTGTCCAGCCTAATAGTTTCATATCTTTACCTGCCTCAGACTGAATCTTTAAACTTAAAGTTTTTCCAGAGCCTCTTAACTTATTCTTAGTAGTTATTACTGCATCCCCACTATCATATGTATCAGATGCTCCAGTAGGTATATATAAACGAAGTAATCTATAAGCTTGAAATTGTGTTCCCCATTTACCACTACTTGCTGAGTTAGCCCAATTCCACTGTGATTGTACTAAACATGATGACTGATTATCTAAGATAAAGTCTGTACCTGAAGCTGTAAATCCATCTTCTGTCTTATTAAAATAAAAGAATATATAGGGTACTTGTTTTCGTTTTGTAGAATCTTTAAATAATTCATATCCTGTAACTAAATAACTAGAGTAATTTATTCCAGTACTATCTGCTGTAACCCAATCTTTAAAAGTTGTATTTTTATATAAAGATATTGTAAATGAAGTTCCTCTAAAAGTTAAGAACCTAAAGCCAGAGACTCTATTAACTTGTACACTTTCATTTACAATAACAGTATCTCCTGCTGTAACAATAACACTATTACCATCAGTTACTTCAACACCTGTTGCTGTTGAAGATACTGCATAACCAGGTATCTCTATATAGTCTGATACCCATGGTGAATTAGAAGCTAAACTTTCAATCTTTTGTGGATACCAAGATTTTAATGATAAATCAAGTATTAATTCTTTATTATATGATGTAATATAATTTGAAGTAGTATAAGTATCTGTATCATTATATAGCCATCTAACTCTATTTTCTTTTTCATCATAGAAACCCTTACAATTATTTTTACCTAAATCAGGAATCTCAAGAAAGAAAGTTTGTATAGAACCTAATGAAATTGATTCTGCTTTAAATCTTCCTGTAGTAGGATCTGGTGATAATTGATATATCCCTGCTTTTGACCAATAAATATAATTACCATTAACATTAACTATTGAGTTACCATTTGAAACACCATTAGTAGATATTTTATTTAATTGAAAAGAGTTAGCATTAAACCCTCCAGTATCTCCATAGATCTCCCACACGCCATTTTCTGCAAAAACTAATAGTGACTGTTGCGATGAAGCTATTTTAACTATCTGAGTGATCTCAGGTATCTGTATAGTTCCACCATCACTAGCAACTAATGCATTAACACCAGGAGCAGTAGGATCTGAGGCTTGATGGCACTTACCTAGTTGATCATCTGTTGTTACAACTTGAGTAAAAAAGACATAACCTGAATAATTAGGAGACTTATCATCTGGACCAGTAACATCAGAAGCAACCCCTGAATAAAATACACGTTGTGCATAAGAAGCGGCTGTTGTAATATTACCCTGTTCTAAATCATTTGGTAAAGATAATCCTGTTAGTGTAGCTCTTTGTGATCCTCTAGTAAAAGCATCAATTACATTACTACCCCTACTTACAAAGTATTGGGAAGTAGAATTTTTAAGTAATGTATCTGGATCATACTTTTCATAGTCTGAATCTGCAGCATTACTTATTTTACCAAAGGTCCATCCATCACCATTACTTGGATATAAACCAAGTTCTGTAAATGTAAAATCAATTGCATCTGGTGTTCCTGCATCTGCACTAACAATTGAAGAGTTCCAACCTTGATTTCTTAAATTATATTTATGGGTAGCTGATAGTGTTGCAGGTCTTTCTGATATAGTTAATCCATCATCTACTCCCCATATATCTCTTACATAAATACTAATTGAACTTGATGTAACTGCTTCAGTTAATTTATTATAAGATAATAATATAGGTTGTTCAAGTTGTTCACCAACAATAATCAACTTATTATTAATAGTAGCTGTTTCTAATTTACCATTAGAAACCCCAGGTAGAGTAATAGCTGCACCACTATTTAAAAAATTATCACTTGGATTAGTAGATAATAAATTGACAAACCAAAGTTTATCATTTGATCTAACTACTCCTATAGTTACAGTAGCATCTCCAGCAGGAGAATCCCATTTAAATAAGTCTTGTCGTCCAGAAGCTAACTGACTAGCTGTTTGTCCTGTTGCTGTTAAAGCATACAGATTTTCATAGTCTACTCCTAACCTTCTTGAACGAGAACCATCCCTATTAAGAACAAAATTTTGTTCATCAATAGAGGCATTCTCAGGAAAAGTAAGAGGACTAGCCTCTGTAATTAATCCCTTAACAAAGGTATTATATGGTTTTTCAAGGCTTGTTGCCATTTAGATTTCCTGAGCTTTCTTTTCTTGTTTAGCGTAATATTTTTCTTTAGCTGTTTTCTGTACTTTCTCTTCTTTCATATTCCCTAAGTAAGATAAAACTGCAGTATCTACTAGATTTAAAGATGTATATAAACCTGATAATTCTTGTGGTAATTCACCTCCGCCATCCCATTGTAGTTTATAATGAGCTGTTCCAGGATTGATAAAGGTTTGTAATTCTTTAGTACCTTTAGTTTTATAACTTCTTATTATATTTTTATCCATAGTTTTTTGATTTCCTTTTAACTTTTTTCTTTTTTTTACCATACCTTTGTTTCTCTATAAAGGCTGGTGTATTTTTAGTACTTGCCATATAATCTCCTAGTAGTTAGGTTTTTTATAAGTAGCATTACCTCTACCATAGTTTGGATAAGTAATACCCTTCTTTAATCTCCAAGCATCTTGAGACATTCTACGTCTTTGAGAAGTAGCTGTTTGCTCTGCTTTAGGATTAGCCATCTGTTTAAGTACAACAAAGGCTGCAGACTTAGCTTCAGCTAAAAGATATGTAAATAATTGTACAGGTAAATCAGGAGTAAAAGTATCTGATAAAGTAAAAGCAACTGATCGTTTACCATAACATTGTGATTTGCTATTCTGTAAGTTAGTCTCTAATACAGCATCATATCCATCAAATACTAGAGTTATATCATCAAAAGAAGTAAAGTAAGCAGGGGGTCTATCTTTAAATACATTTATACTTATTCCTGTTGAATCAGCTACTATTTTAATGTTAGTTGTATCTGTACTATCTCGTTGATCTGTAATATACATAAACTCTTCAGGAGTTTTATAACGTATTTTTTTATACAAATCTTTATCAGTTGATAATTTTTTAGTATTATATTTAATCCATTTTAAATCAATAATATCATCTGGTAAATTCATATGAGTAGGTCTATCTGTAGTTCCACTTGTATGCATTCTAAATAATTCATATAAAAATGGATAGTCTGTACCATCAATAATATTATAATAAGAAGTTTTAATTATTTGAGCTACTTGTAGAGACTCTGGCGTTGTATTAATTGAATTTACTTCATCTGAATCCATATCAGATAAGATGTCTTGTGTCATTTCAAGTAGAGTCATTTTAGCCATAATTTATCCTAAGTTGCTATTAGAGTTAATGCTAGTTTAGAAACTGTCATATCTCCAGCACCCGTTGTGTTATCTGCATATACTTCGAAGTAATCATTTGTTGCTGCTGAAACTATACAAGAACCAACTATATGAGTTGCATCTGCTGTAACTACATCTGCATAAGATTCAGAACCTGCTATAACAGTTCCATTCTTATGTATAGCTATTAATACTGGAATATCAGAACCTACAGCATGTTGAACTGTAATATCAAAATCAAGTTTTACTACAGCTGTAAGACTTCCAGTGTATGTTAATCGTGCAGTAGTTGCTTCTGTTACTAAGCTTCCTAAACCAGAAGCTATTGTTGTTGGTGCTACTATAGTAGGTGAAGCATTCCATGTATGTGTATATGGGGAACCTACATTATAAAAATGAAATTTTCCTTTTGGTAAAGCCATAGTGCTTGTAGTCAGTGTTGACCAAGCTCCTGATGCTGAACCATTTGCCACATAAACTTTATTGGCAGCAGCTGCCGCTGCACCTTTAGGTTCATGCAAGTCGCTCCCAGTAATTAAGTTATGTTGAATTGTCATTTTATTTCCTTGTTAAATTAGGGGTAAACATCTTCTTTTTGAGAAAATGTTTACCGAGGTATTACTAATTACACAGCCTAGTTATAAGCGTATGTAATTCTTAACTTAGCTGAACCAGCTGTAAATGCACCAGTTTGAGCTGTCACTGTTATAGCAGCGTCTGAAGTACCTACTGTTTTACCAATATATACTCCTGCGCCTGTAATAACAGCACCTTTAGTTAATATCAATGCATTAGTACCCTGAGCTTCATCTACAAATCCGTTAGGATCTGTAGCTGCTCCTACGAGCCCTACTTGCATTGTTGGTGTACTTGTTCCAGCCCATGCAGTAGTAATATAAACTAATGCTGATTGAACAATGGTATTTGCTGGTAATTTAAAAGTTAATGCTGTAGTGCCAGTAACTGGTAAATTGGACCATGAAAAATCCCATTCTGCTGTTTTAAGTAAACCTTCTTTCGAACTTTCTTGACCACCATATTGTCCATCTGTAGTACGAGGACCATAATGAGTAGTCACGTTTCTTTTTGCTCCGACTTCGTATCCCATTATATTCTCCTAGTAAGCAGCATGATCAGTAATGATCACACCTAAAGTGTCAAGTCTTTGTGCACCAAATCCATAACGAGAAGTAACCTGATATTTATCAGCTCTTTCCTCATTATCTCTCCAACCTTCTGTCTGCGGAGCACGTCTCCATGCATGCATTAGTGGTTTAGCAGAGTCATCAGCAACACACATAAAGACATTAGATTTATTACCTACAGTTGTAGTATCATTTGCTAGACTATAAGCAGAAGCATCAATAGCTTCTGTTGCAGTACTAGAAAATAAGAAGTTAGATGTATAAACATCAAAACCCATAATATTTCTAACAAATTTATGATCTCTTGCAAAACCTTCGTTTAAAATACCCTGGAATTGCGGAGTATTATCAACTACTGTTTGTAAAGAGATTAACCCATTTAAAGTAGCTTCAACAATAGGATCAACAATTGCAATCCTACCACCAGCAGGAACATTAGCTTTATCAAAAGATAACTTCATTGCTACAAAGTCAGATAAAGTAATTTTCCTAGATGTACCACCAGAACCTCCGCCAATCCAACGATGTGGACGACCATTAACTAAGTTAACGTCAGCATTAGTTTGAGCAGCATTTGCTACATTTAAAAATTTAGTCTCATGGTTTTCACCAAGAGCACGAGTTGATTCCATAGCTCGCATTGACATTAGCGTGTCAATTTGAGAACCATCTTCACGAAGGTCATCTGTAACTTTCCAAGCATCACCAACGTAGTCAGTAATAGAAAGGGTTAGAGTACCAGTGTCAATGTCATGGAAATTTAATGGCGTATCCTCAGCTGCATCTTGTAATGAGACTGTACCAACTGTTTTAACGTTTAGAGTTGTTCCAGAACCAAAGTCTGTTACATCTCTCCACATACCTTCAGGTAGTAAATAGTCATGTAAATTATCAAGAATAAACTGCGAATACTGTTGCGCTTCTATGAACGCAGTTGTGTTTGCAGTACTAGCCATAATTAATTTTCCTTATAAAATTATGTTTGTTTAATTTTCTCACCTGCAATTTTCCAAGCAGCAGCTAAATCTTTTGTTGTTGCACCCTGTTTTACACGGGCACTTAACTGAGAAGTATCTTCTACTTGATTCCTAAGAGCTTCTGTATTTACTGAACTAGTAGGCTTGGAGTTTAAGATCTCTCCAGGCTGAGCTAACTCACTAAGTTTTAAAACTAACCTAGGATTTGTTGCCGCAAGATTGTGTAGTTGTTGTATAGTTAAACCATTTTCTAAAGCCATAGAATTATAAACAGTTTCTGCTTTATCTCCGTACTTAGCAGTAAACTTTTCAGCTACTGACTGAGCATTTTGTTGAGAAACTCTTTCTCTTTCTTTTGACTCTAAGGTTTTATTAACAACATTTTGTAGCATATCTTGATTAAATTCAGGTTCCTGATAGGTCGTAGCAGGTGGTTGAATTCCAGACTTAATTTCATCTAAAAGTTCCTGAGTAGTTTGTCTCTTAGTCAGTTCTTCTTTTACTTCAGCAAGTTCAGACTCGAGAGTCTCAATATGCTTTTGTGCATGAGGTACTGATCTTAGAGCATCTTCTGGGCTCTGGTA